GTCAGCGCCACCGCGCCTTCGCACACCGAGGGTCTCCGCTGGGTCGATTCCAACGACATGACCGAATACCTCTCCTACAACGGAGCCTGGGTCGAACTCGACAAACAATAATCCCCACCCATGGCCGCCCTCGCGTTTCCATCCTCGCCGTCGATTGACGACATTTTCACCTCCGGCACCCGGAGTTGGAAATGGACGGGAGCGCGTTGGGCGGTCATCCCCGTTCTGGTTCCTCCCTCCCGCCTTTCCGGCGCGGGGGCGGAAACCGGCGACATTCTCGTCTATGACGGCAGCGCCTGGAGTCCCGTTCCCCTCACCGAGGGCGGATCGACCATCGCCCGCGCCGCATGGGCCTCCCCCTACCACTACTACGGCATCGCCCCCAGCGGAACCGCCGAAAGTGCCACCGGCTGGACAATCACTCGAATGACCACCGATTCCGATGGAGTCGTCACCGCCTCCGCCAGCGCCACCGGCGCGTGGAACGACCGCACCACCCTTTCCTATTCTTAACCCATGATCGCAACACCCATCCTCGCCTCCGGCGACAGCGTATCCATCGACACAACAGCCGCTGATGTCCTCACCGCCACCGACGGCACGACCCTCTACATGGGCCGCCTCGCCTGGGCCGACTACCCCGCCACCGGCCCAGCCGAGGACGCCCCATCCTGGACCATCTACCGCATCACCACCGACGCCGCAGGCAATGTCTCCTCCGAGCAATCCGCAGTCGGGGCCTGGTCAAACAAAGCAAATCTCATTTACTCCTAACCCAATAAGCTCATGACCGCATCCGCACCCATACAAATCGGCGAAAAGTCCTATCCGCTTTTTTCGCTCAACCTCGCCATAAACGGAAAGTATCTGCCCGACGGTTCCAGCGATGCGTCCATCGCCGCCCGTTTCATCCCAACCCGCCTGATCGAGGGCGGCGAGCCAGAGCAGGCGCAGGAGCAGAGCGTCAACATCGCCCTCGGCTCCCTCACCGGGGCCGACCCAGCCACCCTCACCGCCGTCGCCGAAATCAGCGCGGCCATCCAAAAATTCATTCTCTCGAAAGGACTCTAAGCCATGGCAAACTATCGCGCAGTAGCATCAGGAAATTGGTCAGCCGGGGCAACATGGGGCGGCGGAGCCGTCCCGCCCAATGGCGAAGGCCACAATATTTACAGCAACGGGTTTACGGTCACCATTGATACAAGTGTCAATGTGGCTTTTATTACAAACGCCGCCATCACAGCTTCTTTTGTGGGAGGAGGGACATCCGCAGCAATGGGAGGTTTTTTTCAGCTTTCAAATGGTGTCACATATACCGGAAATGTTGTTAGAGGAAATTCAACAAGTAACACTTATGCACTTTTTATTTCGGGAACCGACAGCGCAAATGTCGTTGGCAATATTTCTTCCCAATCAGGTTTGAACGGCGGCGGAACCTCAAATTGCTTTCAAATAAATAGTTCTGGAACAATTAATATCACAGGTAACATAACAGGAGGAGATACCGCGCAGTCTCCTGGCATTTACACAACATCATCGGCAACGATTAACATCGTTGGAAATGTAACTGCCGGAAATGGAGGTAATTCAACCAATGCATTTTCAATGGGAATCCAATCAACGGGTTTGGCCAGCATAAATGTGACAGGAAATGTCACTGGAGGAGGGCCGACAACTACTGGGCAACGAGGCATATCTCATGGAAATGGAAATTTAAGCATTGTTGGAACTGTTACCGCTGGAGCAACGACAGGCTCTAACGGAGTCAATACAGGCAGCGGAACCGTTTCCATTACTGGAAACATAAATGCTTCCAATGCAGCAAATGGAGTTGTAGCAACCGGTAATTCAAACACGGTTTTTTCGGGAAGTTTCAATTCAGCAGTCAATGGGATGGCTGCGATTTATTGCGCCCAATACCGAGTTTCTCCAACACCTCTTAACGCTCGCACAAGATACGCTGCAAACGGCAGCGGAACTTATGTGGATATGTTCACCGCCGACAACGCCCTCGGCCAAGCCAACCCCACCGATGTCCGGTCTGGCGTCAGCTACGCCAGCGGCACCCTCACCGGCCGCCTCACCGTCCCCGCTCGCGGTTCAGTGGCTCTCTCGGTGAACTACGGTCCGTCGATGCCATTCACCGCCACGCGCAGCGGCACCACCGCTACGGCAACGCTGGCGTATAGCTACCCCCTCGTCGTCGGTGATGAGTTTGCCGTGACCGGCGCGAGCAATTCCGAATGGAACGGAACCTACACCATCGCCTCGGTCGTTTCCGGCACATCGGTGACATTCACCGTCCCTGCCACGCACAGCGCCACCGCAGGCACAGGCGCTACGATGCAGACCACTGGAACAGCCGTCCTCGATCCCGCAGCCGTGGCCTCGGCAGTGTGGGGTGCAGCAACGCGCACCATCACCGGCGGGCTGGTTGACACGGCCACAACGCTGACCAACTCGCCAGATGTTCCAACCGAGGCTGAAATCGCCAGCGCAGTCTGGGGAGCCGCAACCAAAGAAATCACTGGAGGCACCGTCACCACGCTCACCAACGCGCCGACCGTGCCCTCGGCCTCGGCAATAGCCAGCCAGGTAAGATCGGAGCTTTCGGTTGAGCTTGGCCGAATAGACGCTGCCACCAGCACCAGAGCCACACCGGCAAACATCCCGACCGCAGACATAGCGGCCATAAAAGTGAAAACGGATGCTTTGAATACGACGAGATTAGCGCAGGTCTCGACCACGGAAATCGTCGGAAATCTTTTAGCCCAAGCGAATAGCTAATGACGCCGGAATCCGCCCTCAAAATCGTGAACCACGCCGCGCAGCAGGATGCCACTTGGCACATCATTGCGCTGGTGGCCATCGGCTTGATTTTCGCCTCTGTCCTCTTCCGATGGTTCACCCGTCGTCTGGAGCGGGTCGAAACCAAAATGGAGGAACAAAATTCCGAATTCGTCCAACACCTCAAAACCGCCCACCGCGAGATGTTGGAGATCATTTCCGCCAACCAACAAACCACCACCCGCGCCATCTCCATCATGGAGCGCGTCGAGCGAAAGCTCGGATAAAATGCCGAAGTTCGATTTCTATCCATCGTTCAATGCCGGTGAGGTTTCCCCTCTCATCGACGCCCGCACCTCGCTGGAAAAATACCGCAGCGCCTGCCGCACGCTGGAGAACTTTCAAATCCTCCCCTACGGCGGCGTCATCCGCCGACCAGGCACGCAATACCTCGGAACCACCAAAAGCGGCACCACCCAATCCCGGCTTGCGGGGTTCAACTTCTCCACCACGACCCGGTTCGTGATTGAGATGGGGGTGGGATATATGAGGTTCTGGAGCGGGGCGACCGGGGCGCTGGTCAACGCCGCGACTCCCGTGAATTGGGCGACCGGCGTGATCTATGCAAAAGGCAAATATGCCCGCGAGAGCGGCACAACCTACTACTGCCTTGTTGACCACACGGCGGGAACCTTTGCCACCGATCTTGCCGCTGGTCGCTGGGTGGCGCAGTCGATTCTGGAGGTGCCGACTCCCTATGCCGCCTCCGATCTCCGCGAAATCCAGTTCGCGCAGGTCAACGACATCATGTATTTCGCGCACGCGAATCATCCCCCCTATAAACTTTCCCGAGTCGCGGACAACAATTGGACATTTGAAATCGTCGATTGGGACTACCCGCCGCTCCAAGATCAAAACGCCACCGACGGCGTGGTCAATGTCACCCAAGGTTCTACCGCGATCCCGCGCTGGACGGCAGGAACGACCTACACGGCGGGCGAGTATGTGCAGCCCCCGGCATGGACGGCCAACACCGCCTATGTGACCGGCGACATCGTGGAAAATGGATCGACCGCTTACAAGGCCACGGCCAACCACACCTCACCGGCCTCGTTTTCGACAACCAATTGGGCCGCGCAAGCCACCGGCCCGTTCCGCTACAAAGCAATCACGACGCACACCGCCGGAACCAATTTCGGAGCCGATGCCGATGGCACAAAATTCAGTTCCCTCCCGCTCCCGCTCAACCGCATGGGTCGCCACATTATCAGCGCCCCGGCCAATACTTTTACCTCCGCGATGGTTGGCCAAAAGATGGAACTCAAATGGCCGACCTCGTTCACAGGCTTTGGTTCCAGCGGAGTGTCCGTTATCGGCACTTCCGCCGACATCAGCGTGGACATCACGCAAGACAATGTTTCCACGGCGACCGAAATCGAAGGGGAGTGGGATTTAATTACCAACGGCAAGTGGGATGCCACCATCCAAGTCCTGCGGATCGACCGCTCAAGAACCGGCCCAGCGGTCGCTACCGCGACTCGCAGCGGCAGCACCGTTTCGGTTTACCATCCCAACCACGGGTGGAGCAACGGCGATGCCATTTGCGTGGGCGGCGATCCGGGGATCACATCGACTCCCTACTACACCCGAGAAGCGAATATCACGGTCACCGGCACTCACACCTACACCTACACCACCAGCGACACGACCAACACCGGCACGATCTCGATTGCTCCGATTAACCTTACCAAGGCCGAGGTGGTCGCTGAGTTTGCCCGCAATACCAACACCGCCGGGGATTCCAACATTTTGTATGCTGGCAACCAAACTTCGCAGGCGACTTTTCTCATTCGCGTCATCAATTGGCTCGCCAGCACTAACACGCCCGGAACCCCCGTGGCCCGCATCCAACCCCGCAATTCGGTGTCCGGCGGGTTTGCCACCATCCTGCAAGTTTTAAGCAGTTCCTCGGCGCTCATCCGGGTGGATTCCTACCTCGGCACAAACCGGCACCACCTCCAAGCCAACACCAAACTCTGGTCGCTCCCGGCCTTTTATTCCGGTAACTACCCGCGCACCGTGGCAATCCACGAACAGCGCGTCTTTTGGGCCGGAACCTCCCGCGAACCCGTGACCCTCTGGGGATCGGAAATCGACAACTTTGAGAATTTCAAGATCGGCACCAATGCCAGCAACTCGGTGAAATTCACGCTCGCGGCTTCCGAGGGCAATCGCGTGAACTGGATGTATTCGCAGCAGAATTCCCTGCTCCTCGGCACTTCCGGCGACGAGTGGACGGTTAGCGCCGCCGATGTCGCCTCCGCTCTCTCGGCCACCAATTTGGAGGTGAAGCGCCAATCGGCCTACGGCTCCAAATATATGCGCGGGGCCATCGTGAACGATGTTTTGCTTTTCGTGCAGCGCAATGGCCGCAAACTCCGCGAACTCGTTTACGAACTCAACAAGGACGGCTGGGTCGCGCCCGATTTGACGCTCCTCGCCGAACACATCACCCGTGGCGAGATCGTGGAGATCGCCTACCAGCAACAACCCGATGCCGTCCTCTGGTGCGTCCGTGGCGACGGTGCATTGATTGGCATGACCTACGAGCGTGACCAAAAGGTCGTCGGATGGCACCGGCACCTCATCGCCGACACCGCCGATGTCGAGTCCGTGGCGACCATTTATGGCAACGGCACCGAGGATGAAATCTGGTTGGTCGTGAAACATTCCGAAACCCTGCGAACCGTGGAACGGTTTTCGCTGCAATGGCGCAACTACATCGACGACGAGTCGGTGAATTCTTGGCGGTATCTGGATTCCAATGTCTCGTTTGCTTCCGGCGCGGCGAACCGCTCGATCACCGGCCTTTCCCGGTTTGATGGAAAAACAATCACCGTGGTGCAGGAGGGCCAATCGCCCATCACACGCACCGTCTCCAGCGGATCGATCACCGTTCCCGCCGCGACTGCCGGATACCTCGGCCTGCCCTACACCTCCACGCTCACGCCGATGAAGCTCGATGCCGAGTTCGACGACGGCACCGCGCAAGGTCGTAAAAAACGAATCCACAAAGTGATCGCGAGAGTGTATAAGTCCCGGGGTGGACAGGTTCGCACCAACAATGGCGAGTGGTATTCCCTCGCAGACACGCTCACCACGGGCGACCAAAAGCTCCTCCTCGCCGGGGCGTTTGGCAACGACGCCGACATCACCATCCGCACCTCGGCTCCATACCCGCTCAACCTCATCGCCATCCTGCCGGTCTGGGATGCCTACGGAAATGAATGAGATTTTCCCAACCCTAAAAATGTTTGAACCAGAAACAGACTACCCCATTGTCAAAGAATGGTGGGTTGGCCACGGCTGGAATGCCGTGCCTTTGGCTGTGCTTCCCAAGCTGGGAATCGTTGCCAATTTAGATGGTGGCCCCGTTGCCGCCGGTTGGCTTTACATGGACAACAGCATCGGCGTCTCAATGATGGAATGGGTAGTTTCCAACCCGGAGGCAAAGCCCAAATCTGTCTACAGGTCGATCAAAGCCATTGTCGATTTTCTGAAAGGGCAAGCAAAGTCATTAGGATACTCCGTCATGCTGACTACTTGCAAACAAGAATCACTGGCAAGGGTTTATGAAAAAACCGGATTTCTTCGCACCGATTCAGAAATGATTCATCTTATCCAACCTCTCTAAAATGGCAGTAGCAACTTCAACAGCAATGACGGCGATGGCGATTACATCTGTTCTCGCAGCTGCTGCCTCGACCGGCATCGCAATGTATTCCGCCAACGAGCAGTCCAAGTCTCAATCTGCCATCGCGGAATACAACCGCATGGCGAACGAGCAGAACGCCTCATGGCAGCGCATGGCTTCGGAGCGGGCCGCGCAAGCCGAGCAATTTAATTCGCAGATGGCAATGTTCAGCGCGCAGTCGCAAGCCGACCAGGCGAACATGAACAACATCCTCGTCCAACAGCAATCCGCGCAGCTACGCAACCAAGCGGATGCCGAGGACAGGCAAGCCCGCGAGCAGGCCGACCGGATTCGCCAAGAGAAAGACCGCATCCTCGGACTCCAGCGCAGCCAATACGCCAAGTCCGGGGTTCAAATGGAAGGTTCTCCTCTTGCTGTTTTGGCTGATACCGCCAACATCTACGAGCAACAGGTCGCCGACACCAAGCTCCTCGCCAATCTTTCCTCAGAAAAGAAACGCTACGAAGCCGGGATGAACGACCTCGTAGGAAATTTCAATTTGAACCAATCATTGTTTGAGTCCGCCATGAACGAAAAGGCCGCGAGGCTTTCGCTATCCGATGCCCAATTTGCCGAGAAAGCCGCCGGGGCGGGATACCGAATCAATATGCGCCAAGCCGCCATTGAGCAGATGAGCGGAAATGCCACCGCCCGCGCCACCGCCATGGGAGGCTACACCGCCCTCGCTTCCGGCATCGGCAGCGCGGCAAACACCGGGATGACCTATTACGGAACACGACCAGGAGCCAAACCATAATGCCCGCCATCCGACTCGCCGACATACCGAACGCAGGCCCGCAAAGCGCCGGTGTGAGCAGCAACATCCTTGCTCCCCAAGCCGCGCAACTCGGCTCCGCCGCGACCGTCTCCACGCGACCGCTAGACAATGCCGCCCGGTCGATGCTGACCCAAACCCTCGAACTCGATGCGTTCTCGCAGGAAGCCCGCGCCGCCGGTCGTTTCGCCGAGGCAATCGGCGGACTCGGCGATGTCGCGCAAAAGTGGGGCCAGAAATTTGCCGAAGCAAAGGATGCCTCTGACATTTCCAAGGCCGAAATGGTTCTTCAGTCCTCATGGGAAAAACAACAGAATGAACAACTCGGCACCCCGGTAGAAAAGTGGGGAGACCTATGGTCGCGGAATCAAGAGGAAGCCAAGCGCCAACTCGGCGAAATCAAGTTTTCCAACAACGCCGCCGAGAAGATCAACCCGTATTTCGAGCGGTGGTCTACCTTGTCCACCATCAAGATGGATGGTCTTGCAAAAAAGCAAGAGATCAACGGATTCCGATCCACAATGGAATCCAATGCCTACAAGAAAATCGCAACCGGCGATTACGAGGGGGCTTTTTCTGTGATGGACGAATCGGCCAAAAAAGGACTCCACACGCCAGAAGAAGTCACGGTCTGGAAAAGCAAACTTTTTGACGACCAGATTCGCTACGCTCGCCAGCAGCAAAAGGAAAACATCACGATGTCCATCACCGCCGATCCAAGGGGGACAATGGAAAAACTGGATCGCGCTGAAAAAGGCGAAAAGACAGACCTCGGCCCCCTCAAGCCAACGGAAGTCGCGTATTACAAAAACCTCGCCACCCGCCAAGACCGCTCCAACCAAGCCGAGAACTGGAACTCGCTGGTCGAGAAAATCCAAAACGGCGACATCGCCAGCAAGGATCAACTCAAGAAGGAAGCCGATGGGATGCGGATCGACCCGACCAAATACAAGCGCCTCGAAAACGCCATTGCCGCCACCATTTCTTTTGATCCAAAAGTTGCTGGCGACCTTAAAGCCAAGGTCGCAGGATTCGATTTCAGCGCCGACCAAAACGACTCGAAATTCTACGAGTTAAAAAACGAGATCGTTTCCCGACTCCCCAAGGATCATGCCCAATTGCTCGTCGGAGAATTGGATTCCGGTTGGAAAAAAACCTTGGACGGGACGCCAAAATCTCCTCGCGAGGTTTACAGGTCGGATTTTATTCAAGGCATCAAGCGCATCGGCGACAGCGGACTGCTTGGAGATACCGGGCTGGACAAGGACGGCAAGACCATTGTCGATCAGTCCAAGAACAACGCTTACAACGCCAAAGTCTATTCGGTGATGCAAGGCATGGACGATTGGTTCAACAACCCGACCAACAAGGACAAGACTCCGGCGGACGCACAACAACACCGGGACAGTCTTATCGAGCCGCTGTTGAAGGGGAAGGCACTTGAGTTGTTTAAGCAGAAATCCCCCCCGGCGTTCCAGCCCAGCACCGGGATGCAAACCCGCATGATGGATCGCGTGGATCAAACGGATTTTGCAAAACCCATGCCGACGCCGCCTCCCGCCAAGGACGCCATCGACAAGGCGAAATCGATCAAGGCCGAGGGCAAGGTGACTTATTACAATTTCCCCGGCGATCCCTATTCGGACAGCAATTCTCGCAACCTCATCGGCGCTTGGAACAACAAACTCGACAAGGACTCGCTCGCCATCTCGCCCGACATCGAGCGCAAATTTAAAGCCGCAGGGATCGGCAAGGGCGATGCCGTCGAACTCACTTTGGCCGATGGTTCCACCGTGATCCGCAACTGGGACGACCGCACGATGCAGGACGAGCAGGCCACCCGCAAATTTGGAAAGCCTCTCACCGGACGCTTCGACTTCCACAGCCCCGGCGGCAAACAAAAGAACGATGGCATGGCCGTTGTGTCATTCCGCAAAGCCACGAACGCTTAATTTTTTCACATGGCCACACTCATCGACGACGCAACAGCCACCGACTACTTCAACAATATCGATAACGCCCCGGAGGATGAGCGCCAACTCATGGCGGATTCTTTGATTGCTTGGGGCAATGCCAAGCAGGAGCAGGAATACAACGCGACCGACGAGCATTTTTCCAAACTCTTCACCGACGACTCGTATTTCGAGCAGGAGAAGCAGGCCAATGCCGCCGTGCAGCAATCTCTCGATCCCGACCAGACCGCCAAAAGCGCGGCCATCGGAGCGTGGCTGGAACATCGCGTGGGACGCCCCATCGATACGATGTCTTACCAAGCCGAGCGCGATGCCTTTGCGATGGCAAACTACGGCAAGAAGAACCTCGATGACGCGCAGTTTTTCGATTTTGTCCGGGGCGAATACGATTGGCAGAAGCAACGCACCGAGGCGATCAACGACCTCCAGATGCAAGCGGTCGCCAAGGCGATCAATGATTCCCAACTTGGACAGGTGCGTCCGTTTGTTGACGGCATGACCGAGGTCTTCAACCAGTGGCAGGGCAAATACCCCGAACTGGTGGATGGCAAGAACGATGCCGCCTTCCTCTCGCAGGGCTACAAGCTCTACTACGACACGATCAACGACCTCGACACCGTGCGTCCGCAGGCGTCCAAGGCGCTCTCCACGCTCACGGCATTTACGCAAGGCAACTCCAGCGACGAGGAACTGCAAAGCCTCGCCAATGATTTTGTGGGCGCCCCACCCGAAGACCGGCAGAAAATCTACAAATATGTGACCCTCGCCGCGCAGGCCGGTCAGATCGACCGCGCCGGGATCGAGCAGTTCGCCGTCAACATGGGGCAGGCATTCACCCGTGGGTTCGACTTCGTTCCGCAGGGAACGCTTCAGATGCAGGAGGCAGGCGTGAACAACTGGCTGGAGTCCATCCGCAACGGCACGCAAATCTGGGTTCCCACTGATGGCGACCTCACCAAGGCTGTAGTCGGCAACGCTCCCGCAGGCGCCGAGTCCGATGCGTGGCGGCAGGCCACCGTGCCGGAGGCCGAGACACTCATCCAGAGCGGGCAGTCTGTGCGCGAATCCTTCAAGGTCGTGCGCGAACTCCGTAATGTCGCCAAGACCGGCGTCGATCCGATCCGCCCCGTGCTGGAGGAGGATTCCTTCTGGGGAACCGCCGAGCGCGGTGCCTATGGGTTAGCCGGTAGCATCCCGCTCATGGGGGCAACCGCAGTAAATCCCTACCTCGGCGTCCTCGCCTACCAAGCGACCGAATACGACCGCATCATGCTGGAGAACCCGGACATCGATCCGCAGTTTGCCCAAGGTCTCGCCCTGGTGGAAGGCGCGGCCAATGCCGCCATCGACCGGGTGCAGTTGAAAAGCCTGTCCGGCAAGCTCCCCATGTTTGGCCGATACCTCGACCGGATCAAAAGCGATGGCATCCGCCGCACCCTCAAGATCGGCGGTAATGTTTTTGAGCAAAATGTGCAGGAAGGCGCACAAGACCTCATCGCCCCCGTGTTGGAGACCGCAGTCGCCAGCCTCCGCGAGGACATGCCCGACAAGGATTTCACCTCCCTCATGGACGAGTGGGCAGGCCAGCGGGCAGAGACCTTCTTCGCCACGCTCCCGCTCGCCCTCATCGGCGGTGGCATCGCCACCTACCAAGACATCAAGAACCCATCCGCCGAACTCAACGCCACCCGCCTGCGCCAAGTCGGCTTTGACAAGGAGCAGGTCACTTTCATCCAACGCGCCGAAAATCCAGAGGAATACGACGCCCGCATCCAGATGGAATGGGACAAGCGCACGCCGGAGAACATCGAGGCCGGACGGCAGGAAATCCTCAACACCATCGCGCAAGCCAGCACCCCGGGCGAGAACGATGCCCGCATCTCCGAAAAGGTCGCCGAGGATGGCACACGCCGCTGGGTCGTCACCGCGCCGGACGGCAGGGAACTCCTCCAGACCCAAGACCAGCAGGCCGCATTGGAGGCCGTCCGCCAACACTCCGAGGCGCAAATGATCAACGAGCGCAACACGGTCGCCGACATGGTGGACTACTTCCGCGCTCAAGACCCCACCAACACGGCCACCATCGAAGCTCCGCGCACCGTCCAGCAGGAACTCGACCGGCTCACCGAGGCCGGTGATTCCAAAGGCATCGCCAATCTCAACGAGCGGATCCGCTTTGCAGGCATCCCCGAAGGGGCCGACCTCACCACCTACAACATCCTCGGCGAGGCCAATGTCGAGACGACTGCCGAAGGCGTCTTCCGTGGCGTCATCAAGCTCCGCGAGAACTCCCGCCCGGAGGATGCCTTTGAGGAGATCAACCATGTGTTCGTCCGCAAGGCGATTGCCGAGGGACGGGTCGATCTGGATTCCCTTCGCGGGTGGCTCACCCAAACCAGCGAGGCCACCGGAGAAACCTACGCCACCGAGACCGAGACCGAGATCATCGAAAACATCGCCAAGGTCGGCATGGACTACGCCGCAGGCCGCATCGAGGAGACATCACTCCCGGCATCCTTCGTGGACTACATCAAGCGCATGCTCCAAGTCTTCAAAGAAGCCATGGCCCGCGCCATCAAGCTCAAGGACGCCTTCGCCACCGGCAAGATCGACTCCAACTTTGAATCCTTCCTCGCCGACTCAGTCGGTCTCAACCAGCAGTCGCGTGTGGACACCGCCCGCGAGCGGGTTTCCAATGAAGTTTTGACTGATACCGGCGCGACCAATTACAGCATCGGGTCGGATATGGTCGTGGAAAACGGACGAGCATATTCACCAACGGTTCGCGAACTATTGCAGCGCCGTGCCGCAGGCGAAAACATTCCGCGATCCGTAATCGACCAAGCCATCAACGACAATTTCCCCGCCCAACTTGTCGAGCCTCCCAAGTCTGAAAGTGATTTACCCACCCGCGCCACAATTGACGATGCCATCAACGAGGGACAACGCAGGGATCAAATTGACAAGTCCAGCATTCAACCCGGCGATGCCGTAACGATCCGCCAAGATGTTCCTGCCATGACTCGCAAGGGAGTCGGCGTCGTAACCATCAAGGGCAAATCCGGAAACTCGTATGATGCCGCCGCGAGGATTTCCGATCCTCAATTTATTCTCAACGAGAAGAAATCTTTGGAGATTGGAATGGGCGGGGCGAAAGGCCCGCACATTGCCATTCGCGGAAAGTGGGCAAGCGATCAGTCGATGCCGTCCGATTTGAGCGAATGGACTCAAGTTGGATTCAACCCGGATCGCCACAGCTTTTACTACGACCGGGCTACGATGAAGCAGGTTGTCGGCGGCTCCGAGGCTTACCAAATTGGCAACACCGTTTTTGTGAAAGACGCAAAATTCGGAGACGGTCAGATTTCAAATATTTCCTACAGCATTGGAAAAAAAGACTCGCTCCGTGTAAAAATGACAAGGAGCGCATTAACAGATGCGGCTTTAAATCAAGCGTCTTGGAAAGATTGGTATGAGGAGCATCAGTCAACATTGGACGAGTTTTTCGGAGACCATGCTCAACTATTCCAAGACATCCTTTCCGTCACATCGCAGGCCGCGAGTGTAAAAGCAAATGTAGGTCTTGCATTAAAAGCATTTGGGCAATTTCACCGAGGCGAGGAATTCAGCGGATTCCTTCCAGCCGTAATCAAAAACCTTAACCGGTTAAGAGAAAACACACAGGTGCAGGGTCAAAAGATATCTGCATACAAAAACAGCAACGATGGCAAGGTGGATGAAGCGGTTATTGACCGGCACATTGCTCGGCTTATATTTGGGGTGGATTCACCTTCAAAAGCGCAGTTTGCAAAGGCGCAGAAAATCCTAACAGAGATAGCAAATGAAATCGGATGGACACCAAGACAGGTTCAAGCAGCCCTCTGGGCGCATTCCATCTATAAAAGCGGAAAAACACCAGAATCATATGGAGCCTACCTTAAAAAACTTGAATCAAGAGGAACCCTTGCCGAACGAATTGGAGACATTGGCAGCAGAGGCGGAACAAGCAATGCAGATGGTGGAGGACGGGGCCGCTTTGCTCCAGAAAGCACAGCAGATGGCGCAGGACTAACCAACTACAGCATCAGCGTTCAGACGACAGCAGCCAACATTCTTGCTGACCGATTAAAAATTCCAACAAATCTTGGGAAGGAATATGCAGGAAGGCAGATAATCCCAATTGAAGCAGACCTTACCGCTGGGGGTGGATCGTTTACCCAAAAACCAGCACAAGGTGGGCCAGCATTTTCAGTCATCCCAGAATATTTTAACGCCGGGGTTGCGTGGGCTGCGGCAAAAGACGGTTTCTGGACTGGAAAGCTCAACCTTGCTCGCGAAAGTGGTGCGATCTACATCGGCAAAGACGGACGGGAGAAATTCATGGTTGCCCCGTATGCCATGAAGCAAGATTCCCACATCAGCAACCCAACCGTTGCTGGGGAAAAACTCGCCGAGGTGGCAAGGTATGTTGCCGAGGGGCGCATCTCCCCGGAGCAGGAAAAAGGACTTTCCGAGATTATTCTAAAAGCGGCGGGAAGCATTTCTGAAAAAGCCGGGGAAAAGATTGAGCAACTCACCAATGAAATCCCAAAACATGAAACGGCACTTGAAAAGCTAAAGAAGAAAATTGCAAAGGAAGAAAAAGCTCTCAAAGCCAAAGCTTCCGCTTCCGGGAAGGAACTTACCAAGCAAGAGGCAAAGGCATTGGAAAAAGCACTCAAGGAACTCAATAAGCCTGCCGATGAAATTGCTGACCAGTTAGCCAAAGCGGTCAAAGACCTTAAAAAGTTCAAGACAACCAAAACTATGGCGGACGGTCTTAAGACCTTCCCAACCACATTTGTCGCCGGTCAGTTCGACCAATACCTTGCCAAGCTATCTTTCGAGCAACGCGCTTTCATTGCCGAAAAACTTTCATCGGCAGCAGCGGAAAAACTTGGCGCTCCTCCCATGGAGCAAATCCGTCGAGCAACCCTTGATGAATCTTTTTCCGGGACTGAAAATCTTTCACTCATTTCGCTTCTCGAAATCGATGTGCCTCGACTTGAGAAAGGTCTGAAAGACAAGACGCTGACCGCAGAATCCTATAAAGTTACGCCACACAACTCATACAACTCTCTCGCACCGGGCCGCATCGTCGCGATGTTCCGAACTCCTATCCCGTATGCGTTGGCGTTTCCCGACATCAAGCAAGGTCTGTCGAATTGGGCAAAAGCCAAAAACAAAGCAGACAACAATCACGGGTATTACCTAAAAGGGAAAATCCCCGAGGGGGTTCCGAAGACGCAAGAGATCACCTCACAGATGCTTAACCTCTGGAGTGCATCGCAAACCAACTTGCGCCCGAACCAAGCCAAGGCAATTGTCGCCGCCCTCAACCAAAAGTGGACAACCTTCGACAAACCTCGGCAAGCTGGATTAGCTGAATTCACCCGCGCCATCCGCAACAATGATGCGGCGGTGACGCTCACTCAATATAGCGAGAAAGAAGTTTCGCAGTTGCTCAAAGCCGGAACCATGAAGGTATACCGGCTCGGCGAAATGAATGTGTGGTTTGCTCTCAAGCGTCCGACCGGCGATGAATTTGACCCGGGCGATTCCACGAAGGATTGGACGATTGTTTCGGTGATCAACAACGAAAAAGCTGCCCCCGGGGTTCTTCCACTCATCATGTCCAAAGCCCTCGCCGAGGGCGGAACTCGCCTCGATTGCTATGCAGTCAAAAGCGCAAAATACCCGGAAGGATTGCTTCCCACCCTTTACGCTCGGAGCGGATTTGAGCCGACTGCAAATTACCCGTTCGACGAATCCTATCACACCGAACCCGGGAAGATGGGCGAACTGGAGAAAGTGTGGCATAGCCAAAACTGGGATGGACAAAATAGACCGCCACTCGTATACATGAAGTGGAATCCCGAACTTCATGCAAACCTTGGAACCAACGCCAGAGACACAAACTCACGATCCGTCATCGGTGAATCTCGATCTGCAAAATCGGATGAGGGCGGCATGGCCGAAGGATCGACTGAAATCTCTGGGGGACTCTCAAGCGGATCGTCTGTCAGCATGGGTGGCGAGGGACAGGGCGAGCAAGGGGGACGAGTATCTGACGGTTCCAGTCCTACAGGGGATGCTGGAAATGCTCGAAACATACTACCCCGAGGAATCGAGCAGATCGTTGCCGATTTAGGCAAACTTAACGATTATCAGTTACAGGCACTTGGCCTCACGAAATCAGAGGTCGATGAAGCGATAGGCATTTACAACGACCCTAATTCGGTAAGCTACTCCATAGCCTCGCAGTCGGAGATCGACCGGGTGAACCGCGCCCTCGGCGGCATGAACCGAGGCCCAGACGAACGGCTCAAGGTCTACCAGCGGGCCAAGCAGAAATTCTCCAAGCTCATGGCTTGGAATTCCGACGAACTCGCCGCGATGGCCGACACCGGCTCCGACGACTCGCAAATCCGCCGCACGCAAATCCTGCAAGCCCTCGGCGAACTCGACGGCATCCTCTCTGTCCTCCCGCCCGAAGTGCGCGGCAGGGTGGGGGGCTACACCAAGCTCGCCGGGATCGCGCCGATGGATGTCCTCAAAGACGGCGTGAAGGTCAGCGAGGTCAGCGGCATGAACGGAGCGATCATCAGCGCATGGATGCGCGAAGGCCAAAACATCGGGCAGGCAGGCAAGCAGGTCTCCCTGCCCCCAGGCTACGAGGCCACCGAGAATCTCTCCACCAAGCGGGCCGACAAGAGCATCGCCGACTTCTTCCGCGACCGCATCAAGAAGATCGACACCGAACTCGAAAAGGTGCTGGTTCGCGAATACACCGAGGCCATCACCAAGGCCGTGAAGCAATCGCGCCCGAAGGCCGGTGACAACGGAGTCCGCAAATCCACGCTCGGAGCCGAGACCCAGAAGTTCGCCGACATGGTCCAACGCGCCACCCTCCTCGACGACGAGGCTACGCCCAAGCGCATGGCCGAGATCGAGGCCGCGCTCACCATGCCGGATGCCACCGCCGAGGACATCTCCGCGCTCTCCGAGGAATGGTCGATCCTCAACACCTTCGGAGACCTCGACAACCGATCCTCCGAAACGCTCGCGCAGGGACTCGACTGGCTCAAAGGACAACTCCAGATGGGCCGCGAAGCGTGGCGCATCAAGGAGCAGGCCCGCATCGACGAGCAGCGTGCGCGTAACGCCGCGACCATCGAATGGCTCGGCAAAGGCACAGCCAAAAAACGCTTCGCCGACAAGGGACTCATGCAACGCATCGCCGAGGTCGGAAACAACTACCTCCTCGACCATGCCAGCTTTGAGCAGTTCGTCACCGCCATGCTCCCGCCGGAGATCGCCGCCAACTTCTCCGAGCGCCTCCGCAAGGCCGATATGGCCGCGCAGGCATCCGAAATCCGCGATGGCAAAGGCATCCTCGATGCCGTCCGGGCAGGTGCAAAGGCCGCGAATATGTCCGCAGGCGATGCCATGCTCTGGCTCAAGGGAGATCAGAAAAATGCCGTCGCCTACCTTGAAGGCCGGAAAGTGAAGGACGAGCGCATCGCCATCGACCTCGCCCAAAAGATCGTCACCGGCGAGGCCGACCGCAGCAAGCTCACCGACGCCGATGTCGAGACCCTCCGCAACGAACTCGCCGCACTCCCCGCGGATACACAAAAAGAATTTGTCACCATCAAGCGGGTCATCTTCCGCGGTGAGGATGTGAAGCTCGACATGTCCCGCGCCAAGGCCATCCAACTCCTGCTCTCATGGAATCAACCGGATGTCCAAATCAAGATGCGGAAGGAAGGATGGACCGATGAAAGCGCCGCGGATCTCAAGGCGCTCGTCAACGATCCCGTCTCCCGCGAGGTCATGGCCTACGCCAAGGAACTCTACGGAAAAGGCGCTGGCATTGTGAATCCGGTCTACTCGCGCATGTTTGGCATGGCCATGCCGCAGGTCAAAAACTACGCGCCCACCCGCTTCCTCAACGCCAAAGACTCAAAGGATATCGGCCTCGATGGATCGCCGACCGCCACCGGCACGACTCCGAGCTTTGCCAAATCCCGTGTCACGCACTCGGCCAAGATCGCGCCAGAAGACGCTCTCACCGTCATGCAAGGCCACATCGCGCAGCAAGCGCACTGGGTCCACTTCGCAGAACTCGCCCGCGAATTCCGCGCACTCCTCTCCTCCCCGGAAGTCCGCGAATCCCTCAAGCAAACGCACGGAGATGCCGTCCTCAAAAGCGCCGAACTCTGGGCAGACCAACTGGAGCAACGAGGCGGCAACAAAGCCCGCGAATCCGCATGGCTCAACAATGTCATCGGCACAGCCATCTCCGGAAAAGCAGTCGCCTCGCTCGGATTCAACCTCAAGACGCTCGCCATGCAGCTTGAGAACACGATCCGCTTCGGCCTCTCGCTCGACATGAAGCAGATCGCATCGGCGCTCTCCAATCCATCGACAATCGCCGAGGACATCCAGACCGTCTGGGAATCCGATGCCATCCAGAACCGACTCCAAGGAGGCGCAACCGCCGAGGCTCGTTTCCTCTTCTCCCGCTACGCAGGCAAACCGAACTTCGCCGCGAAGATCGCCGAGGCATCGATGACTCCCATCAACTGGCTCGACTCCGCTGGAACCTCGATCTCCTCGGCCATCGTCTACCGGGCAAACCTCAATGACGCCCTCGCTTCGGGAATGCCGGAGAACCTCGCCAAGCAAGCCGCCCTCGATGCCGCCAGCGAGGCCATCTACCGCTTCGCGCAGCCGGTCAGCTTCGGACAAAAAAGTATCATCGAAAACAACGGGAATGTTTTTGCAAAAACCTTCTTCCTTTTCATGTCCGATCCGCGCCTCAAAACCGCCATCCTCGCCGATGCCGCTCGCGGGCTGGCCACCGGGCGAGGCAACACCAGCGAACACATCCGCCGCATAGTCGCCGTGGAACTCATGGCGCTCGTCTCGCATGTCATCTCCAGCGCATTCAAAGACGCATTCTCGGATGACGACGACGAGGAAATCTGGGGCATCGGCGGCTTTGCAAAAGCCATGCTCCTCGCCCCATTCCAAGGATTCTTCTTCGCAGGATCAGTGGCCGAGGTCGCCCTCTCCAAGCTCACCGGCCAAGGGTATTTCACCTCGTCGCAGAACCCACTCCTAAACACCGCCGAGTCGGCAATCCGCGCAGGGTCAAACCTCGACGACGCCTTCAACTTCAGCGACCCAGAAGCCATGCTGAAACAATGGAACAACATCTTCCGCTCGATGGCAGTCACGCCAACGATGGCCGCGCCCGCCGTCCTCCTCAACATGGTCAAACCCGCGCTCGGCCTCTACCAGAACGCCACCACCGATGAGTGATTTGACTGACTTGTTTTGACTGATACCATCCAGCCATGAAAATTCTCACCTACATTTTGGATCGGGCGCAGGAGCAAAGTAGCTGGAGAGGCGCGATCTTAATTTTGACCGCACTTGGCTTGAAGCTGGAACCCCAACTTCAAGAGGGAATCTTGGCGGTCGGATTGTCCGCAGTCGGCTTGATCAATTTACTTCGCAAGGAGAAATGACGCCGGGTCGGATCGCCGCCGCGATGGTCATGCTTGGGTGGATATTTCTCGCCCTTGCGTTTTTGACTTCATGCGTGTCGATCCCTGTTCCGCCATTCGGTGACCGGCAAGGGGAGCTTGGGAATGTGCAGGTCAGCGTGAGCGTGAAATACATCCCGCTCACCAACCCCGAACTCCCCGGCAACGACTCCCTCGCCTATGCCTGGTCGAAATTTGGCGAGTCAAAAGTCCTCAAGGATAAATGACCAAGTTTCTCGCGCAAATCGCCGCCAAGGAAGTCGGAGTCCGAGAGGAAGGCGGCAACAATAACGGCGACCGCATTCGCGATTACCAAGAGGCGACCAACCTAGCTCCCGCCGCATGGCCGTGGTGCGCGGCGTTCGTCGATTGGTGCATCCGCGAATGGCTGATGACTCCCGAGGTCGTGTCGTGGCTCAACCTGCAACGCTCCACGCCCGAGGAATGGCGACCGAAAACGGCGCTCGCCTACGGATTCCTCGGATGGGCGAAAAGCCGCCCACGCACAACAATCATCCTTCACGACCGCGACATGGCGAGGCCCGGTGACATCGTGGTTTTCGATTTCTCCCATGTCGGCATCGTCGAGTCCGAATCCGGTTCGCAGATTGTGACGCTGGAAGGAAACACCAATGGGCGGGGCGACAGAGATTCCGAGCTAGGCGATGGGGTCTGGCGCAAGACCAGATCGAAGAGTCTTGCCCGAAATTTCATCCGCATAAAGCCGGTCGAGCGGACAACATAGGACAACAGCAACGCAAGTCGTTGCATATTAGAGTCACCCGTCCGACTCGAAATCGAACGAGCGGCAACGCTCCGAGGGTTCAAATCCCTCCCCTTCCGCCACTCCAGTAAAGCCTCTGGAGCCTCTCCTAGACTGATTCCACGGGCATCTTTTGTTGTTGCTTTTTGT